AAAGACTGGCCAATGGCGACGTGCAGAGCCTCCCGGTCCACCGGGTCGGGGATTTGGTCCTGTTCACGCGGCAAGTGGTCGAAGACGGGAAGCCCTCGTGGCCCGAACGCCCCGGCTATGACTTGGAATCCCTCGCCAAGTTCCGACTGAGAGACCCCGCGCTCTACGCGGCCAACATGATGAACGACCCGAGCGATGAGATTACCGCCACCTTCAAGGAAGGCTGGCTGCAATTCTACGATTGGGTCGGGGAACAGCAGGTCACGTTCATTGACGAAGACGCCAAGGTGCGGAACTTCTTCCTCGGGGACCTCGACATCCTCATCCTCGTGGACCCCGGTGGCTTTGGGCGGAAGAAAGGGAGCGACCGAAGCCGTGGGGCGATCCTGGTGACGGGCACCATCCCCGGCCAAGTGCCTCAACACTTGGTCTTGGACTGCTTTTCCGACCAAGTGCCCTATACCGTGGTCCAGCACAAGATCCTCGACATGATTACGCGGTACCCTCCTCGTCGGTGTTACATCGAAGAAGTGGGTCAGCAGGCCGCATTCTACGATCAGGTGGTCAATGAAGCCAAAAAGCGGGGCATGAACGTCGCGTTTGACAAGCTGACGCCCAAAAACGAGCAAAAGGACGCCCGGATCCTCCAGTTGGAACCCTATTTCCAGCGCGGCATGATCCGATTCGGGAAGGGACCGCAGTTTCACGAGCTGCGGGAGCAGTATCGGGCGTGGCCCACCCCCCGAGCGGACCTCTTGGACGTGCTGGCCTATGGCCCGCAGGTCTGGCGGCAGCAACGGGTGACCAGTCAGCGCCCCGAACAGCGCCAACAGCAGGAAAAACAGGCGTTCTTGGCCCGGATGGGCGTCTCCCTGCGCCGGTAGCATTGCCGTCCCACGGGAAACCTTGTATCGTGGTGTCAATTGTTGCGAATCACTCTCATTCTCACCCCGAGGCACCCATGCCAGGTTATCGCGGCACCGGCACCGAGGATCTGGGGTCGAATCCCAAGGCCCTCACCTCCCCTCCCGCCACGCAGGACCGCTCTCCGGGCAAGGATGCCGGGGGCACAGCGAATCTCCGCGCCTATCAGGCCACGCTCGCGGCGAAGATGCTCAAGTCGCCCACGGGTGGCCCGAATCGCATCCCGGCCCAGTCGTTTACCGACGACAAGGTGTAACATGGGCCGCGCCAACACCGAGCGGATGCGGACGCCCTCGCAGGAGCGGGCGGATGCGACGGCACAGCGGGGGTCGAGTGGTTCCCACGAGCGGGGCAGCGGCTATCGCACCGCAGGCAAGGTCGCGGAACTCGCGGCCAGCTTCGGACCCACCGGGGACGCGATGGCGGCGCGAGACGTGTTTCAGGAAGGGAAGAAGGGCAACTATGGCAAGGCCGCACTTGCCGCCGCGTCGATGATTCCCGGCGTCGGTGCCATTGGCGATGCCGCTCGGGCAGCGGACAAGGTGAAGGATGTGGCCAAGGCCGTCTCCCCAAAGGTGGAGCGTTCCGTCACGGCATACATCAAGAAGTATGGCCGGGACGCCGCGAAGGCCGCAGATGAGCAGATCCGCAAGCACGGATACAACTCACAGCCCCTTCCCCGTGAGGCCACGCACACCAAGCATTGGAACGCCGTCGCGGATGAAATCCGCAAGCGGACCTACAAGCTCAAGGAGGACTGACATGGCCGGAAATGACCGCAATCTCAAGCAGCGCCCCTCGGTGGCCAAGAAGGCCCAGCCGAGCGGTGGGTCTAAGGGTGGCCCCCAGAAGTTCGATGGCCGCGACCGCATCCGTCCCGGCACCTATGACAAGCCCAAGGCGGGGTGGGATGGGCCGGGGCGTGTGTTGAAGAACGAACCGTAAATGGAACCCGTCCGGTGGCCTGCGGGTGGGGAACAAGCCCTCCTCACCTACCTGCACTACGAGATCACCCAAGCCCTCGCCGCCCGCCAGCCGCTGGAACGGCAGTGGCGGGCGTGGTTGGAGCAGTACCGCGCCCCGGCCAAGCAGCAGGTCAAGGAATGGCCATTCCTCGGGGCCGCGAACTACGTCCTGCCCATCACCGCCACCGACGTGGACCAGTACTACGCGAAGTTCATGCAGTCCATCCATGCGTCTCCGGATGTGTGGTCGCTCCAGCCGATGAACGAGCGGTGGGTCAACGCCGCCAAGCCGATGCAGGACTTCCTCTCGGCCTTGGATCGCTCGGTCCTCAAGATGTACCGCGTCAACAAGCGGGCCGTCATGGAGATGGTCAAGCTCGGCACGGCGGTCTTGGAGACGGGCTGGTACTTCGCGGACCAACCGATCAACACCTACGATGACGAAGGCAAGATCATCGCGGTGAACAAGGTCGAAAGTCGTCCGTTCGTGGATCACGTCCGCCTCGATGACTTCCTCATCCCGCCCTACTCGTATGCGATCCAGCCTGATGAACAGGGCGGAGCGCCGTGGGTGGCCAAGCGGGTGCAGATGACGAAGGAGCAGTTGCTGGCCATCGCCAAGTCCACGGACCCGGCGCTGCCGAATATCGGCATGAAAGCGGCCATGCAGATCATCCAGTGGGACACCACCCAGCAGACGCAGTACGACGACAAGATCCAGTCCCTCACCTACGAGCCACGAGCAAGGGAAGGGCTGACGACCAACTTCGACCGCTCCTCGGACGCCGAGGATGGCCGGACCATTGGCGGGATTGCAGGCAACTACCTCCGACGCATCGAGTTGTGGGAAGTCCACGTCCGCTGGGCCGTGTCCGGGGAAGCCCCGAGTGATCTGGTGGTGCTGTACCATATGCCCACCGACACCTTCCTCCGGTCGATCTACCAGCCCTACCTCCACGGGCAGCGCCCGTTTGAGGTGATGCGCTTCTTCCCGACCGAAGGCTTCTACGGCATCGGCCTCTGCGAGCAGGATGAAGTGTTCCAGAAGATGGGATCGGAGATCCACAACTACACCTACGACAACATCCTCTTGGGCAATGCCCAGATGATGGCGGCGAAGGAAGGGGCCAACATCGCCCCTGGGGAACCGCTCTACCCCGGCAAGGTCATCATCACCCAAGGGAATCCTCGGGACGAGATCATGGCCTTCACGATGGGCAATGGCGTCTATCCTGGGCTGAATGGCCTGTTCGGGATGGTGGACAACCAGCGGATTCGCCGGAACGGCATTGGCGATTTGCAGACGGGCAACGTCGAAGGCATTCCCGGACGGACCCCGGCCACCACGATTCAGGCGCTCTTGGCCGAAGGCAACCGCCGCCCGGACCTGACGATCAAGGATATGCGCTACGAAGGGCTGTCCATCGTCGGCCTCCGCATCCTCCAGTTGCTCCAGCAGTTCATTGGCTCGCCCGTGGACATGGGGGGCCAGCGGTACTTGGAGATGGCGAAGCAGGTCCTCGGGGAGCCGGAAGGCACCTACGTCATCGAGAAGCTGACCGACCGCACGGCCAACATGGAATTGGGCTTGGGCATCGAAATCACCGCCGCGAGTGCGACGGCGAACAAGGATGCCGCGAAGCAACAGATCGCTGGCTTGCTGACCCTGACGAGCCAGATTTATCCCCAGATGGTCCAGATGGCACAGATGGCCATGCAGGGGCAAGGAACCCCGGTGGGCGCGATTGCGCTCAAAGCCTTGGGAGGCACCAGTGAGCTTCTGGGACGAGTCTTGGAACAGCATGACATCCGCGATACGGAAGAGTTTGTTCCCGATGTATCCAGCGCGATGGCGCAAACCCCTCCTCCCCCCCCAAGCCAAGTACCCGCTGGGGCTGGGGCCGGAGCAGGTGGTGGCCCTCCAGGAGCTGTCCCAGCGCCCGGAATGGGTGGAGTTCCGCAAGGCGTGTGACACGATGTACGCGCTCCGAGGACGCGAAATCCTCGGCGGGGGGTGTACCCCTGAGCAGTACCAATTCCTGTCCGGATTCTTGTCAGCCATCGAGTGGATGGCCACCTTGCCGGATACCCTGACCACCGTGATGACGAGGGTTCAAGACGATGAGCGACGACGCCAATGGGACGGCCCCACCGGCCACGGACACTTCTACGGCTCCCCCTATTGGGACGGCACCGTGGCGCGTCCCCGAGACCGATCCGAGGCCGTGGGCGCGGGGCAAGACCGCTGAGGAACTGCTGGCCGTCAGCGACCAGATGTTCAATGGGCTGGTCCAAGTGGCCAACCAGCAGCAGGCCCAGCCGCAGTATCAGGCCCCGGTGACCCAGCAGCAGCCGATTGGCGATGACGACATCGTGGACGGACGGACCCTCAAGGCGCTCCTCGGCCAGATGGCCAACGTGGTGAGCCAGCCCGACCCGAGCCTGACCCACAGCATCGGGCAACTGGCGTACAGTCAGGTCAAGTCGGCGGACCCGAGCGCGTTCAAGAAGTGGGAACCCGAGATCCTGGCCAACCTCAACCAGCTCGACAAGCGGATGTGGACAGTTGACACCATCCAGCGAGTGGTTAGAATGGTGAAGGCAGATCACGTTGAGGAGCTGGCCGCTGAGCGAGCGGACCACCTCATCGCCCAAAAAGGATTCTCCGTCCGGACGAGCAGCGCCGGGGTGGCAGGATCAGGTGCCCAGCAGGGCATCTCTCTGGAGAGTGATGAACTCCCCGCCGACTATCGGGAACGGCTACAGAAAGCCGGGATCTCGATGGATACGGTGCGGAGCTATTGTGCTGCGAACAATATGCCGGTCAAGGAGTGGTTTGATTTGGCCAAGAAGAATACCGGCGTCATGGGAGGTGCCAAGTGAAGCCCATGACCAAGCAGGCGAAGAAGGTCCGTCCGTTGATCGTGACCAAGCCGGTGGATGAGTTTGGCGAGGCGGACGAGGAGTTGGCGGACATGGACCAGACCGGGATGCTCCGGGATCTGACCTATGTGCCGGGATGGACCGAACTCCGCTATGAGCGTGATCTGGCGCTCGCGGAAGTCGCGCAGGGACGGCGGTTGGCCAGTGAGGTGCCAGCGCTGCCGGTGCGGGTCCGGATGGTCCGACGCTCCGGCGTCTCGGGCGCATCCCAGGGGCAGAAGCTGATGGCAGCCTTCAATGACGGCTACAAGCCGATCACCAAGGAACACATCGGCCAAGCATGGTTCACGGCGTTGCCGCCGGGGGCAAAGTATCTGGAGGACGGCACTATCGCCAATGCGGCGGGGGATTGCCTGTATATGTACGTCGAAGGCCCCCGCGCCGCGTTGAATGCTCGTCGCGCCAAGGAACGGATGCTTGGCATGGCCGAACAGGCAGGTCTGAATCCTCGGGATGCAGACGGCAACAGCGAGGCGGGGATCACGCAGAGCGGTGGCACGTTTGGGAAGGTACCGCTCAAGTAATCTCATCGAAGGAGAATGACCTATGCCGAACTCTGGACTCGAAGCCGCACGGGGCCGCTGGATGCTGCGGACCCTCGACATCACCGCCGCCTCCACCTTCACCAAGGGCGATGCCCTCGGCGTGGCTGGGGCGCGTACCGTCTCCCTGTATTCGGGCGGCGACGACAACTTTCTCGGCATTGCCCGCCACAACTCGGCGGACTCGCTCCCGGCAGGCAAGGTGGTGGTGGAGATCCCGGCTGGCCCGGACTGCACCGTGACCTGCAACGTCCCGACTGGCGTGGCGGCGTCCTCGCTCTCGTTCGGGCAGACGCTCGGCCTCTATCCGACCGCTGGCTCGACCAGCTACATCACGACCTCGTACACGTCGGATGCCGGTCGCCCGCTCATCGTGGTCGGGCCGATCAACTCGGCCAACTCGACCATCGAGTGCGCCATCAAGTACAACGCGGTGGTCTTCGGCTCCGCGCTCTCTGCCACCCTCGTCTAACGGAGCCTGACCATGACGATCACTCGGGCACAGTACATCGCACTGACGGAACCGAAGCTGTCCAACATTTGGAACGAGGACTTCCCCCAGCGTCCGCTGGAGTGGAAGACCTTCCTGAATGTCCGGACCAGCAAGAAGGCCGTCACCACCGACTACAAGATGTCGGACTTCGGCGCGTTGGTCCTCAAGGGCGAGGGCAACGACATCACCTACCTCGACCCCACCGGCACCCAGAGCCAGACCTACACCCCGGTCCGCTTCGGCGGTGGGTACAAGATCACCCAGGAGATGCTCGACCACGAGCTGTACGGCCAGATGGACCAGTTGCAGGGTCGCCTGATGAAGTCGGCCATCGACGGGCAGGAAGTCACCGCCGCGCTCATCATGAACGGCGCGTTCGGCACCACGAACTCCGATGGCTACAAGAGCACCGGGTTCGACGGCTTGCAGCTCTGCTCGACGGCGCACACGCGGCTGGATGGCGGGGCCAATCAGGCCAACCGCCCCTCGACCGACGTGGACCTCAGCGTGACGGCGCTCCAGAACGCGCTGATCGCCTTCCACAACTGGAAGGATGACCGGGGCCGTCCGGCGATGTATCAGCCCAAGAAGCTGATCGTCTCGCCGGAGGAGCTGTTCACGGCGCGGGAACTCACCGGCTCGGAGTACAAGCCGGGGACCGCGAACAACGACATCAACGCGCTGCGGGACTTCAACCTCGTCACCATGATCTCGCACTACAAGACGGACGCGGATGCGTGGTTCATCGTGGGCGACAAGCATGACGCCAACCTGATCTGGGACGTGCAGCCCCGGCAGGCGATGGAAGAGGACTTCGACGCCGAAATCGTGAAGCACAAGCTGGTGCAGGGCTTCGTGGTCGGCTTCGGTGAGTGGCGCGGCTGGTACGGCTCGCAGGGCGCAGGCTGATCTTTCACCCCAGGAGGTAGTCCATGAGCGGTAACATCGCAGGGGTGACGGGATTCACGGGGGTTCGCGTCGGAGGGGGGGATAACTACCCCTCCGGCGTGACGCTGTACGCGATTCCGGCCAGCGTCATCACGGTGGTTGCGACCACGGTGACGGCGACCAAGAGTGTGGACACGACGGCGGCGTTTTCGGGCGTCACCATCGGGGACGCGATCCTTGCCACGCCGATGACCTCCGGGTTGTCGGCGGGCGTCACGCTGGATGCGTGGGTGAGCGCGGTGGATACCGTGACGCTGCGGTACTCCAACGTCTCGACCGCCAACGCGGCCCAGATCGCCACGGCCATCAACGTCATCTGCTTCAAGCAGGTGGCCTAAGATGTTCTATACGTCCACGCACACCTTCTTTTCCTCGTCGGCGACGACGAGCGGCCACTATTTTGTCGGGGATGCCACGTCGCTCTCGATGGAGATTGGGTCCGCCTCGACCGTGACGGTCTGGGGGTCGAACGCGGACGGCTTCAACACCGCCTTGGCTGAGCCGGATTGGTCGGTGGTCAGCACGGTGGCAGCGGCGGGCGTCCAGAAGATCGAGACGGGCTTCCGCTGGATGCGCGTGTATCGCAGTCAGTCCACGAACACCGTGCGGTTGCATCAGCAGGTGCGGTCGTAGTGGAGATCCTGTGGATCGTGGGGTGGCTGGCCTGTCCGGTGGCGTTCTGGCTGGGGAAGCGGAGCGTTAAGCCGGTGGTGGCGGGGCGCACGTTGGCCGATGAAGCCGAGACCCGCTTCCGGATCGTCGCGGTGACGAACTCCGGGAGTCGGGCACGGCAGATGTTTGAGCGGGGCATCGTGGGACCGGGGGAGACCCTGGAGTTGTGGGATGGACCGCAGTGCCGAGGCCGGAAGGACGGCTGACGCCGCACACAGACTGAGACCGCCCCACTCGCGTCGTAGGATGTGGGTGGGGCGTTTCACATAGGAGTCCCGATGGCCACGCATCGCTTGAGCTTTGGTGCCTTGCTCAGTCCCGACACCAGCGGCAACGTCTGGTGGCAACCGGCGGGCATCCTCGACACGAACGACCTCGCGCCGACGAATCAGGTACTGATCTTCGCCAACACGAGCACGCTGGACACGGCCTCCTGCACGTTCATGGTGCCGAAGAACTACGTCGGGACCGCGAAGATCATTGTGCGCTACAAGACCACGGTGACTTCGGGCAACGTCCTGTGGACGCTGGACTATCGGGCGATTGCGGCAGGTGAGTCGGGGGATCCCGCGACGTGGCAGGAGTCGCTGGCGGGATCGGCCACGGCGGTCGCCGGGACCACGAACCTGCTGTCGGACATCGAGTTCACCCTGACGAGCAGCAACCTCGCCGTGGACGACACGGTGCTGATTCGGGTGTCCCGCAATGGCGCAGGGGCCGACACGGCGGCGGCGTCCCTGCAACTGGTGGATGCTGTCTTTGAATACGCGGATGTCTAAATGAGCCTCACGTTTGGGGGCGCGACTTCGGATCGGGTGGTCGTGACCGCGGCCACGTCCATCAACACGCTGTCGGCGTGGACGTGGTACGGGTGGTACTACCCGACCACGCTCACGGCGGGTCGCAAGATCATGCAGAAGGCGGACCCGTCCTCACCGTTCGGCGGACGGGATATTCGCGTGGTTGCGAGCAACTTCATCCGGTGCGACGTGACGCGGGCGACGACCGCATCACAATACATCACGAACTCCAACGCGCTGTCCACCAACAAGTGGTGGTTCATCGCCGTCACCTACGACGAGGCGGCAGGGGCTGGCGAGGTATTCAACGTCTATGTGGGCGACTTGTCCACGTTGGTGACGGAGTCCACCTACGGCACGGTGCAAAACGGCTCAGGCGCGACGACCTCAGACGCGCTGGGCGACCTGCGGATCGGCAACTCCACGACTGCCGCGCAGGCGTGGCAGGGTCGAATTGGCCCGTGCGCCCACTTCAACCGGGTGATGACGCTCGGAGAAATCCAGTCCCACCAGTTCAACCCCCGCGTGGCGTCAGGGTGCGTGGGCCTCTGGAACCTTGGGGACAACGGCACGGGCACCCAGACGGACTTCTCAGGCAACGGCAACGCCGGGACGGTGACGGGGGCCACGCAGAGCGACAATCCGCCGCTGATGCGGCGGTGGGGACGGAAGGTGATGCAGGCCCTGTATGCCGTGACCGCTCCGGCCTCAGGTGGCTCACGCTACTACTTGCACTACTACAATCGGATCGTCAACGGGGTGGTGGACTAATGCTTGCCGACAAAGACTCCATCGTGACGATCCCGTTCCGGGCGTTCCTCTCCAATGGAACCGCGCCGGACACCGGATTGTCGAATGATTCCATGCGGGGATCGGCCAACGGGGCCGCGCAGTTCACCTTCACCAACAAGGTGAGCGCGGTGTCCGCCAATGCCGGGATGTACGTCATCGTCACCACGGCCTCCGAAACCTCGGTCCTCGGGACGCTGGCCGTCTGGTACGACCAAGGCGACTTCCCCCAGCACGTCGCGAACGTGGAAGTGGTCAACAGCAACCCGTATTCGCAAATGTCGAATATCGCGGCAAAGACCTACTCGGGCGTCACGGTGGGCATCAACAATATCGCGGCGGGTAGCTACTCCGGCGTCACCATTGACGGCGTGACCCGCGTGAATAGCCGGGTCTCGCTGGCGGCAGCGGATTGGTCCGATGTGACCGTCCGCGTGGCAGGCAACATCGCCCTCACGAGCGCCGTCACGCTGGCGGCTGGCCGCTACTCCAATGTCACCATCGGGGGCGTGGAGCGGGTCGAGTCTAATGTCACCATTGCCGATGCCGAATACTCCGGTGTCACCGTCCGCACCTCAGTCCTCTCCGGGCATACCCCGCAGACGGGCGACAACTTCGCTCGCTTGGGTGCCCCGGCAGGAGCCTCGGTCTCGGTGGACATCGCGGCCATCAAGAGCGACACGGCGGCGATCCTGGTGGACACCGGCACGACGCTGGACGGCAACATCAGCGCCATCAAGGCCAAGACCGACCAGATGGTCTACACCGTGGCGAACCGCCTCGATGCGACGATCAACTCCGGCGTCACCGTGGCGACGGGCGGGATCATTGCGGCGAGCTTCGGGGCCGGGGCGATTGACGCGGTGGCCTTGGCGACCGACGCGGGGCAGGAGGTGGCGGATCGCGTCCTCCTCCGGAACGTGGCCTCGGGCAGCGACGGAGGCCGGAGCGTGGCGGAAGCCCTCTATGCCCTCCGGAATCGGGTGGCGATTGATGGCTCCATCGGGACGGTGTTCCAAGTCAACGATACGTCGTCGGCGTGGACCTTCTCGGTGGCGACCGTCAGCACGAACAGCGGTCTCATTAACTCGATTGATCCGGGCTGATGTTTCGTCTTGCTGGCAGGTTTCCGTTCCAGTGGGGAGCGGGTCTTGGGAATAGCGGCCCTGTGGTCGTCACGTCTGGGCCTTATTGGGTTTCAGAGCACCACCAGATCCAGCATCGGCTGACCGGGCCGATTGTGCGGGAACACGTCATGCACCCCGGACGGACGTGGGCACAGGATCGCACTCTGATGACGTTTGCGTGGGTCCAGGAGGACTAGCATGGAATTGAATCTGACGCAGATCGCCTCGATTGCGACCGCCTTCAACACGTTGTCTTTAATGGGGGAAAGCAGTATCTTCTAGTACACTTGTACTGGAGGATGTATGCCACGGGCAAAGGGATGGCGGGCGACGGACAACCGCGAATACCAGGTACAGCGGACTGCGTTTCAGCGATTCTGGCTCAAGGTGATATTGCCGGAAACAAAGGAAGGATGCTGGGGTTGGTCGGGACCAAAGATTTCTACGGGTTATAGTGGGTTTAACGTGCGTGTCGCAAACGATAAGTGGATTAAGACGGGTGCCCATCGGTACTCATACGAAGCCTTTATCGGGCCGATACCAGAAGGCCTACAACTCGACCACTTATGCCGTAACCCTTGGTGTGTAAACCCGGCTCACCTAGAGCCAGTCACAGGCCGTGAAAATGTGTTGCGGGGGTCCGGGCCATCGGCGCAAAATGCCACAGCAACCAAGTGTGTACGCGGTCACGAATTGGTTGGCTACAATGCTAAGATTGTCGCAAAAGGGACTAAGAGGGCTTGTCGGTTGTGTGGTCATGCGTATGCTCGCATTTGGCACCGCCGCAAGAAGGCGGGACTACCCAAACTCTCTCGGGCTGAGATGAGTAAGTTGGTTGACGAGGAGGTGGGCTATGGAACTTAGTCTCGCACAAATTGCGTCACTCGCTACGACGTTCGTGCAGGGGCGGCTGGACTTTCAGTTGTCGGAGGTGTCGTTCTACGCGAACCTCGCGGTGAGTGAAGTGGCCACGCGGGTCCAGCATCAGTCGCTGGAAGCCGTGGCGGTCTCCTCGACCACCTCGGGCGAGAACCGGATGGACCTCCCCGCCGACTATGACTACGCCCTGACGGTCTCCATCATCTCAGGAGCCGTGGGGGGGATGCGGAAGCAGTTGATGGAACGGCAGGTGAGTTGGATGGACTCCAGTGCGTCGAACCTTGGGGAGCCGAACTACTATGTCCGCTTTGCGTCGTGGCTGGAACTTTCGCCCTCGCCCGATTCGTCCTACTCGATGGAGATGCGGTATGTGGGGAAGATCCGCTCCCTCGTCTCCTCGACCGATACCCCGAATCTGGCCGAACGCTACCACTACGCGGTGGCGTTGAAGACGGCGGAACTCTGTGCCGCTGCCCGGAACGACATCGAACAGGAAGCCATCTGTCGGGCGCGGTACCTGTCCTACATGGGCAGTACCCCGAGCGACTTGGCCTACCAGCAGCGAGCGCAGGACGGGATGGCCGTAGCCCTGCAAAAGAGCCGCCGATGAGCTGGACCACCACAGGGGCCCAGAGCGCATCGTGGGTGACGAGCGGGAGTCAGGATGCCTCCTACACCACGCTGGCGGCGGGGAGTCCGGTCTGGACCCAACTGAGCAGCGTGGTCTCGTCGGATACCGGGGTGGATTTTGACGCCCGGATGCAGGATGATTACCCGATGCGGATGACCGAGGATCGGCCCGTGACGATGGTGGAACTCTATCCCGAGGGGATTCCCTGATGCCGACCCTCAGTAGTATCACGAGTTTCGCGGTCAACGACCCGCTCTCGCCCAGCCATTTCAACAGCAAGCTCAATGTGCTGGTGTCCAACATCAGCGCCATCAACGCGGCCTCCTCGGTCACGGCCAACAGCGGCCTCTCCGGAACCGGCGTGGCGAACTATATCCCGCTCTGGTCCGCCGCCACCTCCCTCGTCACCTCGTACATGAGTCAGGTCGGGGATCGGGTGATGGTGGGCGGGCCGGTGTCCATCACCTCGATCCTGGTGGTCAACTCCTCCAACACCACGGCCACCTCGGGCACGGTGCGGCTGTCGGCAGGCGGGAGCGTGCAGGCCCGGACGATGGCGAACGACGCCAACATCGTGATGGTCTCCCACGACTCGGTGAACAACCGCGTGAACATCGGCACCCCCGCCTCCGGGACGGGGAGCGTGGCGATCTATGTGAACCACGACTTTAAGTGGATCACGGACGGCACCTACACGATTGGCGCGGAGACCGGGGATCGCCCTCGGCGGGTGTACTTCACGGACTACGTCGTGGTTGGCAACAACGTGCCGCAGGGCAACGGGGCGTTCCGGGCGAACTACCGGGATGACATTCTGGTCGGGCGGAACGACTCCAACAACTCCGACATCGTGATGTGGGGCGTCACCAGCTCCAACGAGATCCGGCAGGGGACGACGCTCAACAGCCGGGACATGATCGTGAAGGCCCCGATCCTCCAAGACTACGCCGAAAAGCTCCACGCCTTCGGGACGATCAGCGCCAACACCGTGGCCTCGCTGACCTCGGGGCCGATGTTCACCGCCACGGCGACGAGCAATGTCAGCTTCCAGATGGCAGGCGCTCCGGCTTCGCCCAATGCGGGGACGGCCAGCTTCCTGCTGACGGCCTCGGGCAGCACGATCACCTTCTCGTTCCTCTCGACCTCCTTCGGGGCGCAGGGGAATCCGGCGGGCGTGGTGAACGGGACCAAGATGCTGGTCAACCTCCTGACGGTGGATGGGGGGCTGACCTACATCGGCTCCTATGTGACGGGCTTCACCTGATGCTTGGCCCCCAGCGGGTGGCCTTCTGGCGCAAGGCCGGAACCGGCGGCGGCGGAGGGAGTGGCCCTGCCGCCGCGCCCACCGCCTTGGTCAACAACAGCAGCACGACCAGTAGCATCACCATCAGCTTCACTATCGGGGACGCCACGGCAGAGACCGAGGTGTACCGCGACGACGCGCTGATTACGACGCTGGCGACCACCGTGGCGACCTACACCGACACGGGCCGGAGCGCCAACGCCTCCCACGCCTACAAGGTTCGCCACAAGAAAGACGGGCTGTTCTCCTCGTTCCTCGGGCCGCAGACCTTTGAAAGCGTGCCGAACGCGCCCACGAGTCCGAGCGCTACGGCGGACTCGGACGTGCAGATCACGGTGACGTGGACCGACGCCCACTCCCTCCCGGTCAACCTCTACCGCGATGCGGTCTATGTGACCCAGATCGCGGCGGGGACGCAGACCTATGTGGATACCGGACGCACCGCCAACACCCTGTACAGCTACATCCTCCGCCATGTGAACAACACCTGGGAGTCGGCTGACGCCACCACGAGCGCCACGACGGACAACACCGATGGCCCGGATGCCCCCCCGAGTGGGTTGAGCGTGACGGCAGCGGCCAGCGTGACGTGGGCCTTGGCGTGGACCAACGGCGATGCCACGGCGGAGACCGAGGTGTGGAAGGACGGGGCCTTGGTGACGACCGTGGGGACCGGGGTGACCAGCTACGATGGCGCGGCCTCACCGGGCGTGGCGGCGGCGTGGAAGCTCCGGCACATCAAAAACAGCATCACCTCCGCGTACAGCGCCGAAGTGAACAAGACCTACCCCAACGTCGTGAACGGCACGTTAGATGCTTCCGGCAACGACTTTGACAACACGTTCCAGTTTGTGTGGACCGTGGTGGCCAACGACGCGGAGAGCGGCTGGGATGTCCTGCTGACGTGGGAAGACGACTTGCGCTACACCACCCCGCAGGTGGAGAATACCGGGCAGGACACCGATGGGACCGCCGTGGACGTGTCGGCAGAGTATGACGTGAACACGGGCGGGAGCGCGACGGCCACGGTGAGCTTCACGGTGGCGATCCGGAACGCCGCCGACGAGGTATTGGCCAGCCGAAGCCGGAGTGGGCAAGCCATCCAAGTGGAGCCAGTGACATGAGCTGTGTAGCCGCGATCCTCGCCCGGAACGAAGGTGACCGATTTCTTGACACCTGCCTCCGGTCCCTGCTCCCGCATTGCGACACGATCCTCCTGCTGGACGACGGCTCCACCGACAACACCATCGAAGTGGCGGAGTCGCACGGCTGTCAAATCCGGCGACGGTCGGGTCCGCCGATGTGGGGGCAGGAGTCCTCGGCACGGCAAGAATTGTGGGCATGGGCGGCAGAAGTTGCCGGGTCAGATTGGGTGCTGATCGCGGATGCGGACCAGGAACTCATCGCCCCACCCGACACCTTTGCCGCGATGCTCTCCAGTTGGGAAGCCAATGCGTGGGGGATCCCGCTCTACGATTGCTGGGACGACCCCTTCCTCCACCGGGCGGATGGGCATTGGGCGGGGTTTCATGTGAAACGCCCGTGGCTCTTCCGCCCGAGCGCCTGCCCGGAGCCGCAGTGGTCGGGACGGGGGCTGCACGTCGGCCACGCCCCCGGCAACTTCCCGTATCGGCTCGCAGAGGCTCCGGCTGGGGTGTGGTGGCGGCATTACGGGTGGATGCGGAAAGTGGATCGAGATGCTAAGTTGGAGCGGTACCTCGATCACAAGGACCAACTCCACCCGTCTGAGCTTGCCCACCTCCTTTCGGTGACAGATGAGAATGATTCTCAACGCCACCCCTGACGTTGCGCTGACCCGGATCCGGGTTGGCACGGCAGTCCGCAAGACCCCGGACATTCTCCGGGCCTACCTCGACCACCTCGCCGCGCAGCAACTCCCTCCCCAGACCACCGTGGACTACCATTTCGTCGCGGACACGGGCGATCCGGAAGTCCTCCAGATGCTCGCGGCCTTTGTGCAGGAGCATGGCGGCGTGGTGGAGCAGGCGGAGACGGGGCAGACCAACGACTTCTCCGACGACCACCCCATCACCCACCAGTGGACCGGGCAGGCGATGGCGCGAGTGGGCGCGTTGAAGAACCGGATCATCCGGAAGGCGCTGGATGACAAGGCCGATGCGCTCTGGTTCGTGGACGCGGACCTCCTCTGCGACCCCCGGACCCTCCGCTCCCTCTGGTACGCCAACCAGCCCATCGTCAACGGGCTGTTCTGGACGCGCTGGACGCCCGACAGCCCCGCGCTCCCGCAGGTCTGGCTCCGTCACCCGTATGTCCTCTCCGGACGCGGCTACGCGGACGACGGGGCCTTCCGCAAGCAACTCCTGAGCAAGCAGCTCACCCAAGTCTGGGGTGGCGGAGCCTGTGTCCTGATCCGCCGTCCGGTCTTGGAAGCGGGCGTCAACTACGCCTACGTCCCCGGTGTCAGTCAGGACGGGATGATGGCCGGAGAGGACCGGCACTTCTGCATCCAAGCCGAGTCCCGGCACATCCCGATGTACGCGGATGGCTGGCCCCACATCGCCCACATCTACCACCCCTCCGACCGGGAGGCGATGCCGGAAGCCATCGAGCAGGTGGCTGCCGCGCACCAGGGGAACATCGCGTGGCTCAACGTGGTGGTGCAGATGCTGGAACCGCTCCAGACGGGGCCGACGAGCTTCGTCCGGCCCGAGTCGGTGAACATCCGGTTCCGGGTGGGGTGTGGGGAGGTGCTGCCGGACTTGGAGGCGCAGTGCCTCACGCACTTGGACGGCCAGCCCTTCATGGCGGAGATCCACTTCCCGCTGAGCTACCCCGTGGCCGGACTCCGGGGCAAGCGCCGACTCTATGAGGTGATCGTGGTGGATGCCAAGGGATCGGCTCCCCAGCCGGTGATCCGCGACGAGATCCCCAAGGGTGTGGACTTCACCGAATACACCCCGCTCCAACTGGAGGGCGTGACCCGTGGCTGAGTCCTCGTTTCAGGTGCCCAACGGGCTGATTGCGATGACTTCGCCGGGGAGCATCCGGGTGGAGACGGCGATGGCCTTGGTCGGGACGATGAAGCTCTGTGCCGAACGGCAACTTCCGGTGACCCTCCAGCACTTCGGGGGGTCGCTCGTGGACAAGGCGCGGAACGACGCGGCCCGGACCTGTCTGGCCGGGAACTACGGCTATGTTCTCTACATTGACGGGGATATGGTCTTCACCCCGGACGCGGTCTTCGCCATCGTCCAAGCGGCCTACACCGACCGCGCCAGCGCGTATGATACCCTTGGGGGGTACTGCGTTCTCCGGGGTGGGGCGGTGCCGACGATTGACACCGGGACCGGGACGTGGGAATCCCACTTCGCGGGGTCTGGGGTGATGGAAGTGGTCCGGACAGGCGCGGCGTTTCTGCTGGTGAAGCGCCATGTCTTTGAGAAGATGCCCGCCCCGTGGTTCGCCTGTCGTCAGCCGATGCGCTGGCTGGATGCGATGCAGGAGGTGGACAACTTGGCGCGGACCCGCCTGCACGGGACGAACCCTTTCCGGAACCTCCCCGGCCAGCCGTGGGAAACCCTGCTCCAACAGGCCGCGAGTGATCCGCAGAGCCAGACCGGGGTGCAGTACGAGATTGGCGAGGACTCGGGTTTCTGTGATCGGGCCAAGCTGGAAGGCTTCCGCATTGCGGTAGATACTGACATTGCGATTGGCCATATTGATAGCGTGGTGCTGACCAGCGACACCCACAAGGAACGGATGGACGCCCGTGCCAAGGAGCATCGCCTGCTCCACGGGATTCTGCGATAGGAGGCACCATGTCAGGCATTACCATCGGGTGGGACAACACGACCCCCACGGCCACGGATCTGGTCGGCCAAGGGGATGACATCATCCGCTCCACCAAGACCAACCTCCAGGGGGCCTTGGACGCGGAGCATCTGTTCCCCTCGGCGGGGGGCTTGGCTGGGACACACCGAGCGGGGAGTGCGCGGATCTACAAGGGCGCGGCCAGCGCGGTGAGTTCGGCGGACACCGATGGGCGGCTGATGCTCGATTCCACCAACACCCGCCTCTACTACGTCGGCTCCGAGGGCACCGCGTATCTGGGTGGCCAGAACGTCGTCTCGATGTCCACGGTCATCCCGCCGATCTCGGTCAACTCGATGTTCGTGATGTCGCTGATCTCGTTCACGGTCGGCAACGGCGACTCGGGCACCGTCTCCATCGGGATGCCGGGGACGGGCAACTTCTACTTCGCCTCGGTGGCCACGGCTGCCTCGGGTGCGGCCACCCCCTGCTATCCGGTGATCTATGACACGGGGGGCGCGGTGAAGGTGAAGATTTACAACTCCTCCGGCGTGCAGTTGTCGGGTGTGACCGTGACGGTGAACCTCTTGTCGCTGGGCTACGGGCCGCGATGAGCGTCCGCAAGACGCGGTTTGGGGAACCCTTGGGGGTGCAGTTCCGCTCGGCTTCTACGACGCTGATCGTGGAGCCGACGCAGGGCTTTGCCCTCAACCAGCCCGAAACCGACCTCTTGCCGGGACAGACGCCCGACTGCGTCAACTTTCTGATGAAGGACGGGGCCTTGTCGCTCCGCCCCACCCTCTCGCAGTACACCAGCAATCCCAACCCCGTGGGGCCGATCACCGGGGGCCTCACCGTGGTTTCCTCGGTCGGCAGCTTCTATCCGCTGATCTCCGGAGCCACCCGCTTCGCCTACTACTCGGGGGGATCCTGGTCCTCGCCGCTGTCCTATGTCTCGGCGGGTGGGGCGTCCACCCCACCCTCCGGCAACTCGCTGGACTTCACGGACATTACGCAGGTCTATGACCCGAACACCGACGAGATGGTGGCGGTCGTGGGCTATCAGTCCTACCAGACGCTGATGGTCTGGAAGTCCGGCGCGACGATCTTCTCCTCCATCACCTCGGCTCCTCGGGCCAAGTACGTCGCCTCCTTCGACAACTTTCTCGTAGCGTTGAACGTCCGCGATGTGGGGTCGGCAGAGTCCTCGTATGTCCAGCGGGTGCAGTGGAGCGACCGAGGGAACCCGATGGGGTGG